CATTACGGATGAAGAGTATGAGTTTGCAGAAGCGAGAGGTATCTCACAAAAAACGCTTGATTACAGAATCCGAAGACTGGGTTGGAGTAAAGAGAAAGCATTAAATACACCTGTCAAAAAACAACGTAAGTATCCAAAATACATCATGGATAAGGTAAAGGAAAATAATATTCACCCTACTACATTTCGTTGGAGAGTTCAATATGGATGGGATATAGAAAGGGCATGTACGGAACCAACCCTACCACCAAATCATCCATTGCGTAGGAGTGGAAATGTTGAAAAAAGAAGAAAGTATCCAATTGAACTGGTGCTTTTAGCAGAAAAAAATGGCATATCATATCAGACATTCCGAAGACGTGTAAAAAGTGGGATGGACATGCATACAGCTGCTGTCACTCCACTTATGTCCAAAGATGAGTCCTTGGCAAAAGCTCGACAAAAGAGTTCGTTTTATTTAGGAAACGAAATCTTTTGGAACATAAAAAAGTCACTCCGCAAAAGTGACCTAGTACAAACCAATTAGGAACCTATTATAACACGAATGGGGTGTTTATGGTAATGGCTGAAAAAGAAGTTACAACAGTAACAATTCCTGAGAATCGACTAATTGAAATGCTTGATTCCTTGAGAGAAATTGAATCGATTACTAAAGGATTAACTGACTTCAATCCTACGTATGAAAAAATTCATGCTCTAGCACGTCAGGGGTTAAATATAAAGGAGGATAACGATGGCAATCAAAATTAATAAGCTTCAAATCGAAAATGTGAAGCGTGTAAAAGCAGTAAAGATTGAGCCAACACCTAACGGATTGACAATCGTTGGTGGTAATAATGGACAAGGTAAAACAAGTGTATTAGACGCGATAGCATGGGCATTAGGTGGTAATAAATATAAGCCTTCACAAGCAACGCGTGAAGGTTCGGTTGTCCCACCAAATCTACAATTAACTTTATCCAATGGACTTGTAGTCGAACGTAAAGGTAAAAATTCAGACCTTAAAGTAATTGATCCGAATGGTCAAAAAGCAGGCCAACGCCTACTGGATAGCTTTGTAGAAGAATTAGCTATTAATTTACCAAAATTCATGAATTCAACTAGCCAAGAAAAGGCGAATATCTTACTTCAAATTATTGGTGTAGGTCAGCAATTACATCAACTAGAACAACAGGAAAAAGAGCTGTATAACGAAAGACTTGCTATTGGTCGAATTGCAGATCAAAAGAAAAAGTTTGCAAAAGAGCAGCCATATTTTCCAGACGTCCCGAAAGAACCTGTTTCCATTTCTGAGTTGATTCAACAGCAACAATCAATTTTAGCAAGGAATGGAGAAAACCAACGTAAACGTGAGTCGCTTGCAAATTACGAGCGCCAATATACATTTCAGGCGCAAGAAGTCGAACGGATTAAGCAACAATTAGCCAATGCTGAGACGGCTCTAGCAAAAACGGCACAAGATTTAGAGATTGCTAAAAAGTCGGCACTCGATTTATTTGATGAATCGACAGAAGCGCTTGAGGCGAATATCCAAGAAATCGATGAACTCAATCGTCGTGTACGTGCAAATCTTGATAAAGATAAAGCTGAAATGGACGCGAATGAATGTGTCAATCAGTACAACCTATTGACTGCCAACATTGAAGATATTCGCCACCAAAAAACAGAGTTGTTAGGAAATGCGAATTTACCGTTACCTGGTCTATCGGTTGCTGAAGGTGAGCTACTTTATAACGGCCAACGTTGGGATAATATGTCGGGTGCTGAACAGTTAAAAGTATCTACAGCGATTGTGCGTAAGCTTAAACCGGATTGCGGATTTATCTTACTCGATAAGCTCGAGCAAATGGATATGGCGACGCTACAAGAATTTGGACAGTGGCTTGAGCAAGAAGGTTTACAAGCAATTGCAACTCGAGTTAGCACAGGTAACGAATGCTCAATCATCATCGAGGATGGCTATGTAGCAGGTCAAGACAACGCAGCATTTACTGAGCCAGTGCAACAACAGGCAACAGTTGCAGAATCACCTAAATGGACACCAGGTGAATTTTAAAAGGAGGATTATACATGAATATTACGCGAGGTAAAGTTGCTACTGCTCAAAAAGTTGTTTTATACGGACCAGAAGGTATTGGCAAATCTTCACTTGCAGCAAAATTTCCGGAACCAGGATTTATCGATACTGAAGGTAGTACAGGGAACATGGATGTTGCTCGCTTTGATAAGCCGACAAGCTGGACGTTTATGTTACAACAACTTGAATATGTAAAGCAAAATCGACCATTCAAAACATTGGTAATTGATACAGTCGATTGGGCGGAACGTATGGCAATTGAACATATTTGCAATATCAACCAAAAGGCAAGTATCGAGGACTTTGGCTATGGTTCGGGCTACATTAAATTAGAAGAAGAAATGGGTCGTTTCCTTAACTTATTACAAGACATCGTAGATCAAGGAATTAACCTTGTTTTAACTGCACATGCACAAATTCGTAAATTTGAGCAACCAGACGAGATGGGAGCCTATGATCGCTACGAATTGAAGCTCGGTAAAAAGACATCAGCTCGCACATCATCGCTTGTAAAAGAATGGGCGGATATGGTTCTCTTCATTAATTATAAAACGTACAGCGTTGCTACAGACGATAAGGGACGTAAACACAAAGCACAAGGTGGTACACGTACAATGTTTACCACACATCATCCAGCTTGGGACGCTAAAAACCGTCATGGGCTTCCTGATGAGCTTCCTTTAGATTATGCACATATCGCTCATATTTTTGAAAACAATGTATCTCAGCAACAGCCAGTACAACAATATCAACAGTCACAGTCCGCAATGCCTGTACAACAACCGACACAAGTAACAGAAACATGGTCGTCACAGCCGACTCCTGAACAACAAGCTCAATATCAACAACCAGTACAAGGAACAATGCAACAGCCTGAGCCACAACAACCTCAATTAAATCCTGCAATTCCTGCATCGTTACGAGACTTAATGATGCAGTCAAATGTTGCAGAGCATGAAATACAGGCGGTTGTTGGTCAAAAAGGGTATTATCCGCAAGACACACCAATGACCAATTATGATCCAGGTTTTATAGATGGCGTACTAGTAGGTGCATGGCAACAAGTATATGGAATGGTTTTAGATTTAAGAGAACAAAACCTACCATTCTAAAAAACTAGGAGGAACAAGAAATGAATCAAGAAAGAGAATTACAGTGGGATGACCAAATTGTTAAGGATGGACCAGAATTTATTTTAATACCTGAAGGTGACTACGATTTTACAGTAACAAAATTTGAACGTGGACGATTCCAAGGCAGTACGAAAATGCCGGCTTGTAATCAAGCTAAAATTGAATTAACGATTCACACACCGAGCAACGGTGACATTAAATTAGAGCACAGTTTATTGCTGCACACTCGTACAGAAGGATTCTTATCAAACTTCTTTGGAGGTATTGGTCAGAAGAAAGAAGGCGAACCATTACGCATGAATTGGAATGCAGTAATTGGCGGAAAAGGTCGCTTGAAATTAAAAGTTGAAAATTACACTAAGAAAGATGGGTCGCAGGGGCAAAGCAATAAAGTTGATATGTTCTATACGCATGAAGAGCTTGCTAAAAAAGGCATTCAGGTACATTCAACGCAACCTTCACCACAACAACCAATGCAGCAAGCACCACAATATCAACAACAGCAACAGCCTGCATATCAGCCGCCACAACAGAATACGCAACCGCAGTATCAACAACAGCCTTTTCCTACCAATAATCCACCACAACAAGGCGGCGGATTTACACCAGGGCAGTTTTAGGGGGTAGCTGATTATGCAATTAAGAGATTATCAAGAAGAAGCTAGACAGTTGATTCAACAACAATGGGCAGAGGGCGTCAAAAAGACGCTCCTTGTCCTACCAACTGGATGCGGTAAAACAATTGTATTTTCTAAAGTAATTGAAGATCGCGTGAAGTTAGGTGAACGTGTTCTTGTATTAGCTCATCGAGGAGAATTACTCGAGCAAGCTGCAGATAAATTAGAAAAGAGTACCGGCTTAAAAACAGCTACAGAAAAAGCACAAGAAACTTCAGTTGGTAGTTGGTACCGAGTAGTCGTGGGTAGCGTACAAACGATGATGCGTGAAAGTCGATTAGAGCGTTTCCCAAAAGATTTTTTTGACACAATCATCATTGATGAAGCCCATCATTGTATTTCTGACAGCTATCAACGCGTTCTGAAATATTTTGAAAGTGCCTATGTATTAGGTGTAACAGCTACACCTGATCGTGGAGATATGAAAAATTTAGGGACAGTATTTGAGAGCTTAGCTTTCGAGTACACGTTACCCAAAGCTATTAAAAATGGCTATTTAAGCAGTATTAAAGCTTTGACAATTCCATTAAAACTAGATTTATCAAAAGTCGGCCAACAGTCAGGTGACTTTAAGGTGAGTGATTTAGGCTCAGCATTAGATCCGTACTTAGAGTCAATTGCAGATGAAATGGTAAGGGTAGCAAAAGATCGGAAAATAGTTGTGTTCCTACCTTTGGTTGCGACGAGCCAAAAGTTTACAGAAATCTTAAACGCGAAAGGTTTCCGTGCTGCTGAAGTAAATGGAGAATCGAAGGATCGTGCTGAAGTATTGGCAGATTTTGAAAATGACAAATACAACGTACTCTGTAACTCCATGCTCCTAACAGAAGGTTGGGACTGTCCATCGGTTGATTGTGTAGTAGTTCTTCGACCGACAAAAGTACGAGCGTTATACAGTCAGATGGTTGGGCGTGGTACCCGATTACATCCTGGTAAAAATGAATTATTATTGCTTGATTTTTTATGGCATACAGAGCGACATGAGCTATGTCACCCGGCTCATTTAATTGCGCAAAACGATGAAGTGGCCAAGTTGATGACGCAGAAAATTGAAGAATCCGAAATTGCATTAGATTTAGAGGAAGTCGAGCAACAAGCAGCTGAGGATGCAGTTGAACAACGTGAGGAAGCATTAGCAAAACAATTAGCAGAAATGAAAAAACGTAAGCGTGCTTTAGTAGATCCATTGCAATTTGAAATGAGCATACAGGCAGAAGATTTAGCTAATTATGTTCCTTCATTTGGTTGGGAAATGGGACCAGCTAGTGATCAGCAAATTAAGAAGCTTGAAAAAATGGGTATCTTCCCTGACCAAATCGATAATGCCGGTAAAGCTAGCAAGCTATTAGACCGCATTGAAAAGCG